AACCGCTGGTCGGGGATCAGGAGCCAGCGGAGCGGGATCGAACGAGCGGCCATCAGTACACCATCCCGTACCGGGAGCCGATCACCGGCGAAGTGCCCTGGACGCGGACGCGGCCGTCGCTCCAGAGCTGCGCCTGGAGCCGGCCGTTCATCCAGAGGTTGGTGGCGTCGCCACCACCGCGCGCAACGTTGCGCTCGCCGCGGTTCATGGCCGCGACGGCGTCGGGGCCCCCGGCAGCGCTCACACCGCGCCGCGTGAGCACGCCTTCGCCCGTGGTCAACGTGGTGTTGACCTCGTCAGGGCTCCCCATCGCCGGTGCGCTGCCGCCCTCGACGATGCCGCCCACGTGGAACTTGGGGCGCGGCGTCGCCATGATCATGCCCACCGAGGTGGCCAACGCTGCGAACGCGATGGCGCCCGCGGCGGCTGGAGCCCACGGTCCCAGGGCGGCGATGCCAGGCGACGCCATCATCTGCATGAAGACCACGCCCGACTGGATCCCGGCGTTCACCAGCGCTGCGGTCTTCTGGGTTTCGTACGCGGCCATTGCTGCCTTGCGGGCGGCGCGGCGGGTGCGATCGTAGGACTTCTCGGACGCCTCGGCCTGGACGCGCAGGTTGTCCAGGCGCGCCTGGTGCGCCGCCCGATCGGTATTGCTCATGCTCGCGGAGTTGGCTTCGAAGTCGCTGCGGGCGGCCTCGTAGGCGGCAGCCTGTCGGTCGCGGACGCGCTCGGCGGCGGAGGCCTGTTGCTCGGCGGCGTCGATCACCTGATCGGTCACGGCCGTGACGATGTCGTTCACGGCGGTGGAGATCTGGCCGACGGTAGCCACCAGCTCCTGGTTGGCCGTGGCCCACTGCTGCAGCTCGCTGCTGGTCTGAGCCGCGGCGTCCGCGTTGGCCTGGTAGCCGCTGGTGAGATCCTCGGTGACGGTGCCGAGGGCCTCCACGTCGCGGACGAGGCGTGCTTTCACGGCGGCCTGGGCCTCGTCGACCTTGGTCAATTCGGCCCCGACGAACACGCCCTGCTCGCCCAGGTTCTGGTACGCAGCGCGGATGCGCTCCAGGTCCCCGAGCTGCGCCTCGGCGGCGGCCTGGAGGCGGCCAATCTCGTCGAGTTGGTCCTCGTTGGCGGCGGAGCTGATCGACGCCACCTGTTCGGTGAGGCTCCCCCACCGACCGAGCGCTGCCTCGAGCTCGCGGTTGGACTCGGTCTGCTTCTTGGTGGCGGTGCTGTCGTCGTTGCGGGCGCGCACCGACTTTAGCGTGGCCTCGGTGAGGCGGCGCACGCGCGGGTCGAGGTTGGATAGCACCCCATCGAAGTCGATGGTGTTCACGGCCGCGGCCTTCGCCTCGTCGGCGAAGCCCATGATCATCTGGGAGCCGCGCCGGAGGTGCTCGACGTTCATGCCGAGCGCCTCCCCGAGCTCGGCCACACCCATCCCGAACAGCGCCAAGGTGCGGATCGGCGACGTCAGCGCGTCGACAAACGCCCCGGTGAGGAACTTGGCGAACGCCTCGAGCGTGACCTGCCCGTCGCCGAACGCGGCGATCGCGTCGGCCGCCTTGAAGCCGAAGTGCAGGATCAGCTCGGCGCCCTGCTCGACCACCGGCGCGAACTTGTTGCCGATGACGACCACGGCCTGCGAGAAACCAGCGCCCAGCGCGTCCATCGCGGCGTTGGCCTTCTCGATGCTTTCTTCCATGGCCGGGTCGACCGGGACGCCCAGGTCGTGGAGGGCGTCCACGGAGCTGAGCGCGGCCCGCTGCATCATGGCCAGGCCTGCGACGGCGCCGACGGCGGCGACGCCGGCGCCGGCGATCCCGACACCGACGGGGCCGATCGCGGTGGCAACGCCACCGAACGCCTTGCCCATGTCCACAACGTCGCCGACGACGCCACCGAACGCGACCTGCGCGCCCTGCTGAATGTCTCCAAGCGCGCCCTTGAACTCCGAGTCCATCTTCTTGGCGGAGCTGGCGGTTGCCCGCTCGGCGGCCTTGAAGTTGGCGCTCAGGGTCTTCACCATCTTCTTGGCTTCGGCCTCGGTGACGCCCGGGATCTTGGCCAGCTCGCTGCGCAGCGACGAGAGGTCGGCCCGCAGGTTCAGGTCGACGCTCACTGGGACCTCCCGTTGCCCACGTCGACGAGCAGCTGCTTCACCTCGGCGGCGAGCTCGTCGGCGTTGTCGATGGCCGGCTTGCGCAGCAGGACCTGCCAGGGGTTGCGGCCGCCCAGCTTGTTGGCCTTGATGTACCGGGTGTACTCGGCGCCGGAGTACAGGCGGAGCGCCACGCGGTCGGGCGAGTCCAGCACGATCTCCATGCTGAGCTGGTCACGCGACCGCGGCCCGGCCTTGGCCTTGCGGCCCACCGGCCATTCGGCGCGGGCGTTCGTCAGCAGGCGCCCGCCGTACGTTTCCATGCGGCTGAGGACCGGACCGGCGACGGCCGCGATGCGCTCGAGCACCGGCTCGAGCCCGCGGATGTCGACCTGCTGTCCGCCCACCCTCGCCGTGATCATGGCTTCCCCGCTCCCTTGCCTTTTGGCGTCGTCCTGATCCGGTACTCGGCCAGCAGCTCGACGCGGTCTCGCTTGTCCAACCCCGCCCACCAGGAGGGCGACTGGCCGTGCTCACGGCAGATCTGAAGCTCGACTAGCCGTCGCTTTCCGGCGGGGGTTCGGTAAAACCCTCGGCCTCTTTGACCTCCGCCTCGGTGATCACCTGGGTCATCAGCCACCGAGTGGCGACGTCGCCGCCTTCGATGATCTGTTCGCGCGACACACCCGCGCGGCGCATTGCGTCGTACAGGGCGCCGCCGAACTTCACCGGGTTGGAGTAGGCCGCGACGCCCAGCTGGCGAACAAGGCGCGGCACCGCCAAGCCGATCGCAGCGGCCCGGGCGCGGAGCCCGCTGCCCTCGATCGTGGCGAGCGACAGCACCTCGTCCATGTCGCACTGCGAGCGCGGCGGCTCGCAGCGGTAGGTCGCCGGCGCCTTGCCGGTGAACGTGAGCGTGATGACGGCGTCCATCAGGCCGCCACGCAGGACAGGTCACCGGAGGTGACGCCGTACTGGGTCCAGGAGATGGACCAGGTGTCGCCGGTCTCGGCCTCGCCGAAGTCGAACGCGATGTCGCAGTCCTCCAGCGTGAAGGTGTGGTCGGCGCCGTCGCCGAGGTCCGTGCCCTCGATAGTGAACGCGATGTCCAGGGTGTACAGGTCGCCGAGCGCCTCGGTGGTGCTCTTCGCCGAGGCCCACAGCGTGCCGCTCTTGCGGGTCAGCGCGTCGATGAGGTTGGCCGCGCCGGAGCCCTTGGACACCTCGGTGAAGTGCGCCGAGAACGAACCGGTCGGGTAGGACCGCTTGCCCTTGCGAAGGGTGACGAGCTCGCCGCGCGACTCGATCGCCACGGTCTCGCGGAGAGACCCCTTCAGTCCGGACACCGAGAAGTTGCCCTGATCGAACGCGATGGCGAGCGTGATGGGGGTGCCCGTCCCGTCCTTGAACGTGATGAGCCCATCAGCCCAGGTCTTGACGATAGCGGACATAGCTACTCCAGATCGATTCGGTGGGTGACGGCGAACTCCATGGTGACCAGGAGCCAGGTCCCGTCCCCCACAGTGGCCCGGTCGGACCGGGCGATTGAGATGTGGCCAGGGAACGGAGCGATGCCGAGCACGGCGGCTCGGACGGTGTCCTCGGCCTCGAGGCCGGCGTCGACGTCCGCCACACCGCTTTCGGCGCGGACGCCCCAAAGGAACCGCAGCAGCACGCGCGTTGTTGCGAGGCCACCCAGCCCGGCTCGCTTGCGCGCCGTGCCCTCCAAAGCGCTGGCGATGACCGTGGCCGGCACACCGGCGGCAAACGCGCCGTGCGCAACGCAGGATCCCTCGGCCTGCGGGAACTGGTCGTACGGCCAGGCCGACTCCAGCCACGGGTCACCAAGGCCAGCCACGGCGGCGGCGATGGTCTGGCGCACCTCGGCGGCGTTCACTGGCGGCCACCGAGCCAGAAGCCGCCACCGCCGGCGCTCTGTCGGCGATGGTTCGGGAAACCGTCGGTGGACGTCTCAGTCCACTGCAGGTCGTTCCAGGCGCGCTCGTACGCCTTCATGTACCGCGCGGCCTTCTCGGCCCAGGCGCCGTTGTTGCGGCTGCTGAGGTCCTCGAAGATCAGCCCCAGCGCGAGGTTGCGGTGGACGGCGCGAAACGCGGACGGCTCCATGGACAGCCAGGGGCGCCGCCCCCGCATCTGGATCCGTTCGTGGATCTGCTTCCAGGCCTCGTCGAGCTTGCCCTGGAAGTCGGCCGACCGGGTGATCGGCTGCTGCCCCGACGGCTGCGTCGGGTTCAAGCTTGACTCGACGGCGAACAGATCGGCATCGGTCACGACCGGGTACAGCTGGCGGTACACCAGCGACGCGGCGTTGCGGAACCGGTGCGTCTTGCCGGCGATGACGAGGTCCCAGCCGATCACCCAGCCGTCGCCGAACTGCTGGTCCGACACGTCCTCGGAGGCCAGCGTGTACGTGGCGATCGACCCGGTGACGGTCACGCTGCCGGACGCGACCTCCAGGTTGGACGGGTTGTACACGGTGCACGTCGACCCGGATGCGGTCGGCGCCACAAGCGCCCCAGCCCGGTAGATCGGGCAGGTGAGGACGCCCCCGTCCGCGCGGACGATCGTGTCGTTCGCGGCGAAGCGGGCAGTGTACAACGTGTCGGTGATCAATCAGCCCTCGTACAGGGTGAAGGACTCGAGCTGGCACTCGTTGTCGGCGTGGGCCGCGCTGAAGGTCGCGGTGATCGCGATGGCCACGGCCGCGGTGGTGTCGACCGTGTAGACCTTCGCGAACACCTTCGGGCTGAGGGTGCCGGTCGCGTCGGCGTCGATGGCCCAGCCGGACACGATGATGGTGGCCGCGGCGCCGCTGCCGCGGGACACGATCTCGAAGTCGATGACGGAGACGTCATCGTCCACCTGGTTCACCGCGGTGCCGGTCCAGACGGTGGTGCCGCCGATCGTCAGCTTGAGGGTGAGCGTGTCGGTGCTGTTCTCGTCGACGGACCGCACGACGGCGCGGCCCTTGATCACCTTGCCCTTGGCGAGCGCGCCGACGGGCAAGCTGTACGAGATCAGGTTGGTTTCCGCCGCGGTGTTGACGACGGGGGTGCCAGCGGCGCCGGTGGCGCCAAGGCAGTAGAGAAGCGCGAGATTCATGGACCTATCCTCCGTGTTTCTTGTCGTACGACCGATGCTGCACGACGCTGGCCTCGCGGCTCACCTGCCGAGCGACATCCTTCGGGACTCCGTGCTGACGCATCCGCTCGTACGCGGCGCGCTCGGACCCCGCGCGGGAGTTGTGGTCCGTGTTCGGCTTCAGCGGCTCACTCACGCGCACCTCCCTTGGGCTTGATGCTGCGCTTGACCTCGGCGCCGGCGGGGGTCTCGGGGACCTCCAGCGACGGCAGAGACGGCGACGGCTCGTTGGGGGCGGCGGCGGGCGGCTCGACCACCTCGGGGTTGAGCGCAACGTTGCGCTCGTCGTCCTCGGCCAGCGGCGAGGGCGCGGGGGTGAAGGACGCCGGGGCAGCCAGCTCGAGCTCGGCGCGCCGCTTCAGCTCGGCGTCGATGACGCGCACGTCGGAGAAGAACCGCGCGGCGCGATCCTCATCCTTGGCGCGCATGTGGTTGCGGCCCTGGCGGTACAGGTTGTTCCGCAGCGACTGCAGGACCGTGACGGTCGGGGGCGCGATGAGGCCCTGGTTGATCAGCGTCTGCCAGAAGGCGATGTACTGGTCGTGGTCGATGCGCATCGAGGCGGAGCCGGCGTACGTCACGCACCAGAACGGCAGCCAGCACTGGTCGCTGTGCTGCTTGAGGTAGCTGGTGCCCGCGCCCAGCACCGCCAACGGGATCACGGTCCAGCCACGGTCCTCAGCGGCCGCGCGGGCGCGGGTCGCGTTGGGGCGGTTGGTGTTCTTGTCGAGGGTGACGTTGGACGTGCCGCCACCGAGATGGATCTCGGCGGGGCACGGAAGGATCGCGCGACCGTCGTACACCTCCCAGCGGTCCGGACGAACCTTGAACAGCACACCCGGGTTGCGGATGAGCGTGGTCTTGGGGGCGACGTCGCCCTGTCCGAACGGAGACCCGGACGTGCCGAGGTTCTCCTGCAGGTTGTTCATGCGCACGGCGGTCATGGAAACTCCGATCAGAGCTGGCTGATGAACGTGGTGCCGAAGTCGTCACGTCCCTCGGTCGCCGCCAGCCAGGCCGCCGAGATGTAGGAGGTCTTCCCGCGACGGCCGTCGCGGTCCTTCTCCAGCGAGACGAGCCCGGCGATGGACACCGCCCCGTCGACGTCCGACAGGTCGGTGGCCCCGTCACCCCACACGATCGCCCCGCGACCGAAGATCCCGCCCTTGTAGTTGGACGTGGACGGACAGTCGGAGTGGGTCACGATGTCGGTGCCGAGGAAGTTGCCCTTGTAGTTGCTGCCCAGGCGCTGGATCAGCTCCTGGGTGCCGGCGATCCACCCGTTGGTGGCTCCGACGAGCTCGGCGCGAAGGTGACCGAACGCCACCGGGTGGAGCATGGACAGGAGCGGCCCGCGCACGCCGCGGGCGTCGCAGTCGTTCTGGCCGGCGACGAAGGTCGCGAGCGACAGGTCGGCGGAGCCGGTACCCACGGTGTTCGAGAACCCGCCGGAGAGCGGCGCGATCTTGGCGGCGAGGGTCTCCATGTAGGAACCGAGCGCGTCCTGCGCGAGCATCTGCACGTTGACGACGCCAAGCGGGTCGACGATCTTGGCGATGTCGGTGGCAGTGCGCGCCAGGCCGTGGCGGACCGGCTGCAGGTCGACGGTGTCGAGGGTCAGCGCGGTGTCGGCGATCGCGACGCCCTCACCGACCGGGGTCATGCGGTCGTAGCCGCCCCAGCCGATGAATGCCTGGCGGAGCACGTCGGTGCCCTTGCCGTTGATGCTGCCCATGTAGAGCAGCGACGGGTGCATGGGGAGGCTGCCAGCGGAGAGCAGCTGGATCAGCTCCCCTCGGACGGCAGCCTGGACAGCAACATCAGCGAACGCGGCGAGGTTGATGATCATTGGCGGAATCCTTCGACGAACCGCGCATCGCGCGGGTGTGTGTTCGTCGGGCTTCCGCTGTCTGAGACACTCGCGCGTCCCCTGGGTTGCGACCCCGGCCCTGATGTGTACACCCTACCTCAACGTTGACGGATCCGTCAACGTCGACTGGATGCGTTCGCTGCAGCTCGGGCCGCCAGGGCACGCGCCGCCGCGAGGTCGGCAGGGTTGTTGGTGGCGCGAGCCTTGGCGTACGCCGCGTCGATCATGTCCCCGGTGATCGTCTCGCCCGCCGGCGCCGGCGAGGGCGGGGGCGGCGGCGGCGGCGGCGCCGCGGGCGGAGTGCTCGGCGGGGTGCCCGGCGGGGTCCCCGGGGGCGCAGCCGGAGGCGCGGCTGGCGGCGTTCCTGGCGGCGCTGCGGGCGGGGTGGCCGGAGGCGTCGCCGGCGGCGCGGCGGGCGGCGGCGTGCCGGGCTGCAGCAGGGCGCGCAGCGCGGGGTGGCCGGTCGGCGACGCCAGCTCGCTGCGGACCCAGTCCGCCAGGGGCGGCGCGTTCTGCTGACGAGAGTGCAGCAGCTGAGCGATCGCGGTGCCGTCGTCGGTGACGATGCCCACCCGCGCCAGGTCGCGCGCGGCGGAGGCGGCCGCGAGTTGCGCCGTCACCTGGTCGAACTGCTGGATCTTCGGCTCGTACTGGGCGAGCTTGGCCTCGGCGGCCTGCATCCGTCCGTTGACTTCGTCGAATCGCGCCTTGGGGATGAAGTCAGGGTTCGCCGGCGGCGGGACCGGAGGCGTCCCGGGCGGCGCGGCGGGCGGAGTGGCCGGCGGCGGATCAGCGTGGCTGGCGAGGTGCTCGGCGCGCACGGACGGCAGCGCATCGCCACGCGGGAGGAACACGCCGAGGGACGGCGACCAACGGAGCTTCATGGGGCACTCGGGGGTTGGGTGGGGACGATGATGGGGGCGGACACGATGCGGCCGGCGATCTGGCGCAGCAGGTCCGGCAATCGGGAGGGATCGATGGTGCCGGCCTCGGCCTGGGCGACTAGCGACAGCAGCTCGCTCGGCAGCGGCGCGGACTGGATCACGGCGCGCTCGGCGGCGATGCGGCGCAGCTCGACGATCGCCGCCTCCCGCTTGAGGCCGGGGTGCTCGCGCATGTAGACGTCGACCGGGGACAGCGTGCCGCGCGTGATCCCGGCCTGGACTTCGGCGCGGTCCTCGGCGCGCTCGTCGGGCGACGGAGGCAGCGACGCGTACCGGAGCTCGTAGCCGTCGTCGGGTAGCTCGATGCCGTTCACCGTCCCCAGCATGGCGGCGACGCGCCGCATGATCGCCCGGTCGCCACGGCTGAACACCGGCGAGAACCGACGCTGGGCGGCGCGTTGCGCCTCACGGCTGACGGCCAGGGCGTACCCAGACCGCGGGTCGCCTGACGACCGGGTGACCTCGAGGCCCGGAACGCCGGCGGCCAGGCTCTGTTCGTAGGCCGAGATCGCCTCCTGGAGCTTGGCGGGATCCGAGCTGGTCTGCCACTGCCCGGCAGACGGCTGGACGCCCTCGTCGACCGGCACGAGCTGGACGACGTTGCCGGGGTCGGCCGTCACGGCCTTGCGGGCGCTCGCACCCTGGCCCTCCGTGGAACCACCCGACGGCGTCGCGTTGATGGTCCAGCGCTGCGGCCACGAGGCGTTGCGCACGCAGTGGCCGAAGAACGTCCACAGCACGCCGACGTTGAGGGTGCCGTCGACGATCTCGCGGTTCTCGAACGCGTCCCAGAGACGGCCGGTCCGGGAGGCGTGGAAGATCACGTGCTGAATGTACGGGCGGCCGTCCGAGAACCGGAACGGGTACCGGTCCCCGGATCGACGCGACCCGTCAATCTCGCGGCGCTGGGCGTCCTCGCGGTGGTACGACGGCTCGGCCGGGTTGCGCACGTCCCAGATGTCCCATCCCCACTCGCCGTTCCTCAGCGACGCCTCGGCGAGCCACACCGGCTCGTCGGGGTGATCTGGGTTGGAGCGGGCGCACACGAGGTCGGGCGACACCAGCCGGAACAGGATCTCGCGCTTGCTCTCGTCGTTGTCCTTCACGATCTGCGGCACCACGAGGATCTCGCGCATCCCGATGCAGTCGCGCTGGGCGCGCTGCATGATCTGCCAGTACCCGGCGTGCGTGAGCGCCTCGGACATCTCCACCGCAGCCGGCTCGCTCTCCCGGTGGATCACCACCGCCGGCGCGTCGTAGAGCGCGGCGAGCTGCACCGCGACGGACCGAAACGGGTTGCGGCTGATGTCGACCTCGCCCCAGGCGTCACGCCGGGTCGGCCCCATTTCCAGCAGCACGCGCCGCTCGAGGTCGCGCTTCCACTGGCCCTCCAGCATCCGCTTGCGCAGCGCGGTGTGCTCCCACCGGTCTACGTCTTCGTCCAGGTACGGCATGGGCTTGCCGAGCACGTTGTCATTCATGGGTCACCGCACATGGAGATCCCTCCGCTCGAAGTTGCGTCGCTTGAAGATCAGGGGATCGAGCGCGTAGCGAAGCGCGTCGACCGGGTCCTTCCAGTCGTCGTCTGCCATGTTCCACCGGTCCATCGCGTCGATCAGTCGACGGCACCGAGGGTTGATGATCAGGTTGTTCCGCACGGTCTGGTACCAGAGCCACCGGGCGCCCGTGGACACGGAGCCCGCGCCGCGGTCCTGGCCGCGCTTGACCGTGCGGATCTGGGGCACCAGGTCCTGCTGGGGAACGCGGAGCAGCCGGGACAGCTGACCCATGAGGTCCTTGTTGGACTTCTGCTGCGCTGACCCGGGCATGTGAACGCGGTCGCCGTGGGCCATCGCAAGGTCCGCCCACCGCAGGTCGTTGCGGTCGAGCATCGCCAGGACGCCCTCGGCGTCGTCCTCCACGGTCGCAGAACCGGTCGGGTCCGTGTACTCGTCGAAGACCCAGACGCGCGGCCAGCCCTCCTGCTCCTCGACGCCCACCAGGAGCACGATCTGCTTGCCCGGCTTCGTGCCGTAGTCGATGCCCAGGAGCAGCTCGACCTCGCCCTCGGGAACCTCGTCCCGGACGTGCCCATCCGCCCCGCTCGACCGGAACTTCGTGAAGTACCGGTCGGTGATCCGCATCTCCCACTCGCCGTGGATGCGGACCGGGACCTCGTGCTCCGGGGTCTCGGCGATGATCTGTTCGATCCACCGAGCGTCGCAGGGGGTGCCGTCCTTCAGCCGGATCGGCTCCGTCTCGCCGACGGGGATCAGCGCGGCCGGCGTGAGCCGGACGTGGATGTCCTGGATCTTGCCCTTGGCCGCTCGGTCGCGGATCCAGTCGACCGGAGCGCCCACCGGCGTCATCGTGATCGACACCCAGCCGTTGCTGGCCTGGACGCGTTTCGCGACCTCGCTGTAGGTCGACTCGTCGTGCGGCGGCTCGTCGAACAGCGCGCCCTTGATCGAGGCGCCCGCCAGGTCCAGGGTGTCTTGCCCGGTCGTCTTGAACCGGATCACCGAGTAGCCGCCGGTGGGCTTGTGCCTCACCAGGATCGTGGGCGGCTTCCCGGAGAAGCCGGTGTCCTTCCGGTACTTGGTGTTCTCGTGGATGCTCGCCTTGTCGAGCAGGTCCCAGAGCTTCGTCTGGATCGCCAGCGACTGGGACCAGGACGCGCAGCAGATCCAGTACTCGCCCGGCTCGTTCTGCCCGTAGTTTCGGAACGGGTGCCGTCCCTCGGCGTGCCACAGCAGGTCGGACAGCCCGACGGTGGTCTTTCCGATGGACTGGTTCCCGCCCCGGTACAGCCGGAAGCGATCTTGGCTGCGGAGGTAGGCGTCCTGTCCGGGGAGCCAGGCCATCCACCGCGTCGGGTCCGCCTCGCGACGGGTACGAGCTGCGCGCGCGACCCGAGCGCCGGAGCGCGTCGCGTCGGCCGGAGCCCGCGCCTTGGCGGACGTGCGCGCGGTGGGTGGCCGCACTCATCGGCCCCCTTCCGAGGTCACAAGTCGCGGTCCGGCGAACTCGCCGAGCGCCTTGGAGCGCACGTGGGCGGGCAGCTTGCGGAGCTCCTCGACCAAGAGGGCGGCGATCTCCTCGGGGTCGAGGTCGGCGTACGGGTCGGTGTTGTCCCGGCCGCGCTCGATCGCGTTGAGCTCCTTGATGGCAAGCAGCTCGAGGCGGCTCAGGGTGCTCACCGCGGTGTACGCGCGGTCTTTCCGCGCCTGCGCGAGGTCCGCGCGGATCTCTACAAGCTTCGCGCGGATCCGTTCGGCGTGATCTTCGTTTTCGTGCGGCGCGATCCGCTTGGACCGCTTGTTAGAGTCGGCCACGGCGCCCTCCCGCACGGGAAAATCCCGTTTTCACCCGGCCGGGCGCGCGCGAAACTGGACAAGCTTCGC